GTCTTATAATGCAAAACATATAGGTAAAGCTGTTCATATATATAGCATTAAAGGAGAACATTTAGATGCTAAAGCAGTTTCTGAGTTAAATTTAAATCAATTGGAGTATGTTGGCAAAGCTTCTAATGGTGATTATAAAACATTCTTTAAAGGACGTACTTATATTGAAGTGAAAAATCCATTAGTAAGAAAATATATAGGGGATAAAGAATCTTTGGAAGCTATAGCATTGCATGAAGCAATTGATATGACAACCAATGTAGAAAATATTATTCCTAATAAAAATAGAAGAATAGAATTTTATGATGATTTATATGAATTACAAAAGACGATTAATGCAGATTATACTATGGCTAGAAAAGCGTTAATTGAAACTCCAGCTCAGAAAAATAAAGCTTTTGAATTTGCTGGTGACAGAGACCAAATGGAATTGGAAACTTTTTTAGAAACATGGAATCCAAAATCAAGAACTCAATTGAACGAAGAGCAGCTTATGCTTAGAGATATAGAATTAATTAAACTTATTGTAAAACCAAGAGCTGTTCCAGGTGAATATGTTGAGGTTGATAATTTACATTTACCTTATTTATCTTTAAATAGCAATTTATTCAGAACATCTTTGCAATATATGAAGAATAAAGGATATTTTACTCAGAATCATGATGGTACGGTAGAGATGCCTAAAGAACTTGAATCTATTTTAGAATATCAAAGAGAAGCAGTTAAGAAAATGCAAGGAGTAAGGCCTGATAATGATGCTTTTTATAGATTAATAAAGAATCACTCTATTGCTAATGATATTTCTTCTAATGCCTTTGAGAAATTAGGAGAAAGTGCTGAAATAATTAAATATTTATTTGATGATTGGGATTTTATGCCTCCAGAAATAGCTAACATATTAAAAACTGATTCATATGAAGGTGTAAATTATACATTAAAGAATACAGGTACCAAAGGTAAGAAAAGTAAGGTTATATTTAGAAGAAAGAAAAAGAATAAACGAGATGGTTGTCCAGAATAGAAAGGGGATATAATGGGTGCAGGATTTGCATTAACTGCCAGTGGGTGTGAAGGCGTTGTTTCTGGAGAGATACTTTCTCATAGAGAAAGATTAGATGATTTAGTTGAACATTTTAATTCTAAGAAACTTACAACAGAAATATTTGGTAAAATCAAATCACTTGAGCAAGATGATATAGCTATTAGGGCATTAAGAGATTTTATTAGAGACACTAATGAATCTTTAGATTTAGATGATTCTTTTATATTAAAACCAAGTCAAATTGCTAGAGTTAAAATGAGAATAGATCAACATGAAAGACAGGTTGGTAAAAAATTTGGATATTTGCAATCTTTAGTTAAAATACCAAGAGCAATATTAGAAAAGAGTCCTATAACTAAAGGGTTTTATAAAGAGCTTGATCTTGTTAAAAACTTTGAAAGAAACCAAATGGTTAATCAATCTGATAAAAGTAGAACTATCAGTAAAAGTATGAGGCTTGCATTTATAGAAGAAGGTGTTGAAACAGGGTTTATTGGTATTAAAACTTTTAATGAAATTATGAAAAGGGAAAATAATCAAAGAACCGCTAATGATCCCCAAGAAAGAATGAAACATGCAGCAGAAGTAGATGAGATTATTAAATCACAAGAAGGTAGATTGATACGTGATTTTATTAATTTAATGAATGTAAATAACGTAGGATTTCAAAAGAAAATTAAAGAAGGTATAGCAGATTTACCTGGAGAAAGATTAGAAGCTGAAGCAGGAAGAGTTGGTAAGGCATATAATGGTAACTTAGTAAGAGCTGTTGAAACAGCCAGATCATTATTAAGTGACCTTGGAAGGGTGAATGTTAATGCTTTACGGAAATTGAGAGACGCTTTTTGGATACAAAGTACAGGTAAGCCATATAATAAAAATAAAGAAGCAGAAGTATACACTCCATATTTAAAATCTTTTAATAAATCTATTAGAGGAGCTATAAAAAGAATGGAAGTAAGCATTAAAGAAGGGGGTTATTTTCCTAGTGTAGCAGTTTCAGAGGTAATGGAATTAAAATCCAGGGCTAATAAAATATTATCAGAAGAGAATAATTTAAGAATAGGTGATTTAATTCATAGTTTGGCACGAGATATGGATACTATGGTTAAATTGGATCCTCCTGCAAATGTGAAAGCAAGAAATACTTTAGTAGAGAGAGACTTTTCTAAAAATCCATTCTTTATTCTTGAGACTTATGGAGCACAAGCAATACAGTTTAATAAATTAAATACTATTGCAACTGAATATCAAAAAGTATTAAAAATTATGGCTAAACCTGAAATAACAGCTGAATGGGTGAAAGGATTAGGAGATTATGTACATGATGAATATACTCTTGCTACTAAAGGATTAGCAAATAGACCTGCTTGGTTAAATAAAACTGTTAGAACTTTAAAGGTTGCTGAAACATTAAAAGCAATGGGATTTGGTATACCAGGAGCTGTGCGAAATATTGGTGGAGCTCACTTTTTCTTAGTAAATATGGGGAGATCTCGTATTAAAAACTCTTTAGGGCTTTATAATAGCGGTGTATATAGCAATACTTCTATTAAGGAATTGGTTAATGCTATAGAGAAAGAACAGGGTTTTGGTTTTGGTGAGATAGGAACAGAATTAGTAACTCAAGGATTGCTTACAAAGGAAGGTGAAGAGAAATTAGATTTCAGATTTAATCCATCTACTGGTCAGATAGAATCTAAAGACACATCTTCGAATACTTGGAAATTATTTGAAAAAACACAGAATTGGGGTGTAAATAGAGCTTTAGTATTTCATAGAATAGGTGAGAACTTTACACGTAAATGGATGTTTAGAATGGGATTAGTGGATGCTTTAGAGGTGTTTAGAGGACAATCAGATTATTGGGCTAAACATGGGGGACAAAAATTAAATGCAGGCAATTGGAAAAGTAATCATTTAGCTAGACAAGCTGCTAATGCTGCTTTGTGGTCAGTAAATAAATTTGCTGGTGAGTATGCGTTACATGCTAAATCTAGAATATTGACTGGTGTACCTGGAAAGGTTAATGTTAATGGTGAATTAATTAATAAAATAGAAGTAGGGGCAACTTCTCTTACGTCTTTAGGTACAGGATTATTGCATTATCCTATGTTTATATTAGATATGCAGTATAAACAGATTGAAGGGGCCCTACATGGCCTTGGAGCTGGAATGTGGTATGGTCATACTCAATGGGATTCACCTGAAATGAAGTATCTTGCTAAATATGCAGCATTTTTTGGATTTTTACAAGTATTATCTGTTGGTTTGAATACAGATTTAAATAGAGTAATTGAAAATGACCCTTTAAATCGTCTTGCAGATGTGAAGCGTGAAATTGCTGGTCCTGATCCAGAAGATATGAATGATGACGGAACATTGAAAGAGGGTGCTAGAGGACATTATGGAATATTGTCTGAATTTACTGGCCCTTTACCTGATGATCTTGCTTTTGTTCTTATGCAAACTGGAGTAGCTAAGATGCCTGATGATGAAATTGGAAGGATTTTATTTGGATATGATCATTTATTAGAGTCAGAAGAAGGCGAAGCTAAAGATAGAGCTTATTGGAATAGAATGGGAACTTTCTTTGGATTTATGGCCAATAAAACTATACCAGCCATTAGGGATGGAAGAGGATGGGACATATTACGACATTCTTTTTCTGCATGGCCTAGTACATATACTAAAGGCGGCAGAACATTTGTTAATAAGTATATACCAGGGACATTTAAAGAAGCTAAAAGCAGAGCAATTACTCGTTCATCTCTAGCAAGAAAGAAAACTAGATTAGCTGGAAGATCTCCTATTGATGAGTTAGAAAGATTATTTGCAAGAAAGGAAGCTCTAGGGGGCTTATAAAGGAGGCGGGTGTAGCCGAAAGGGGAACTACACCCTATGGACGACGAGCAGACTAAAAACTATCGTCTACTCGCAGACAAACTTTCATATTGAATCTCCATATTGTTAATTCTATTCCTATTCCTATTAGTTCGTTTTTCATAAATGTAATTGCAAATGGAAATATCCATATATATGAAAACCCCTTTCTTATATCACATCCTATCAAATCATTTTCCTTCATTAAATCTCCTTTAATTTAATTTCTAATTCAAGCATTTCTTTTAAGAGCTCTATAAAGTGATCAAAGTCTAGTGTTGCATAGATTTTAGATCTGTTACGTTTAAAGATTAATACAGGTTGCCTGTCTTCACAATTAGATTCTGCTTGTTCTAAAGATTTCCATAGATTTAATCTTTCTTGATTTTTACATTCAAAGCTATAGGGTATAACTTTCTTAGCTGCTGGCGATAATACTATATCTTCTCCACTCATACCCATAACTTGGGATTCAATATCATTCGTCTCAAGAGTCTCCATATACACAGAGCGAATCCGATCCCTTACTAGGTTCTGCAGTTTTCTTCCCTTGTTCTTTGCGGAACGTGCCTTCATAATATCCCTCCCGTACTCTTTTTAGAGCCATTTGTTTTTCATATTTTACATTAATTTTCTGCACCCTCATATCATCACTTTCGTCTGGATGTAGATCCTTATATGTTTCTATCATAGAATCAACATGTTGTTTGAGTTTAATTAAATCCTCAATCATGATATATATTTCCAACAATATGTTTGCTTTCCATACGGCCCCATTCGCTTTTCATCTGTCTTTTCTAGCTTACCTTCAGAAGTTAGATCTGTAATAGCTCTTCTTATACTAGTTATTGGCCAATTTTGGCCTGTTGCAGCCTCGATTTCGAATGGAGTAAGGGTCATGTTAGGGTTAGCTTCAAAAACTCTGTAAATGATATCTTGTTGCCTATCAGAATTTTGTCTACTATTTTGTAAAGTTCCCTCTGTTTCATTATTAGTATTATAATACATTAAAAACCTTCCAATCCTAGACGTTTCATAGCTCTATTTACTCTGTCTCTTATTTTATGCAACTCTTTATATATTTCGTCTAAGTTATCTGCTAGCTCTTTCTTTAAATGATTTATTTGTGCGTCATGCTTTTTAAGGTTTTCTTTGAATACATTCTTATCAAATGTAGTAACTTGGTTTTTTTGTGTAACGGGGGTTACATCTTTTTTTACTTTTTCTTTTGCCATTTTAGTAGCTCCTTTTCTTCTTTTCTAAGTTCTAATTGATGCTCATATCTAGCTCGTTTAATTTTCATTCTTATAGTCATATGAGTATATGAATCACCTCTTAAATTATGCCCTAGTTTTAGATCTTTTGAATCTATATTTATAAAATGCATAAATTCAGTAGCTCTCATTAGTTAATACCTTCATCTTTATTGATCATGCCCCATAATATGATTAAATACACAAGAGCATCTGTTATTCTGCCCCTTACGTCTTCTCTTTGTGATTTATGTCCATTTATATATGCAGCTATTCCATCAACATGTTTCATAAGATATACCCACAAGACAAACTTTCTATCTGATCCTGTTTGATCTGCTATTCTATCAAAGTTAGCGAATACATTATCTTCATCATGAGCATATTCTTTTTGTCCTTCTTTATGCATCTTAAGGATTGAATCAAATATTGTATTCATTAACTCTATCATTTCTTTACTCTTCATTCCATACTCCTACCATATCATGAAATTCTCGTAATTTACTTAATGTCAAGTATATATGATCATCTCTTTTATCTTCTTCATAGTGTTTTTGTTCAGTTTCCAGATATACATTTAATACCTTGTTTACATCTTCCATAGCATCTTCAACAGCATATTGCCATTCACCAAATGCAGCTGCTACTTTTTTACAACAGTTTTTATCTAAGTTCATCTTATTACCTCTTTATTCTTCATACGGAACCATCCTTACATTATCTATTCCTAGTTTTATGTTTAAAGTTTCACGTTCTCTATTCTTATCGCTTACAAGCTGCAACATTTTAATTTCACCTTGATCATTTTTGAAAGGTTTTAATGATAATATCTTATTTGCATTATAAGCAACTCTGAAAGAACCTCTGGAAGATGCTATATTCATACCTTCTACCATAGCTTGTTTACTGATCTCACTAACTGTAAATACTATTACTTGATGTTTTACTGCTAATTCCATCAAAGCCTGTGAAGCTTCCTCAACTTTCATGTTATGATCACGCTGTTTGCTCCTAAATAGGCCCATATGGTCAACAACTACTATTTCTGGCTTAACAGGTAGGGTAGTTATTCTTTTTTCTAATTCATGCGTATATAGCGATGCAAAGTCTACAGTTAACCAATCAAAACTTTGGCTTAAACCATTATTATATTCTTTATAATGCGCTATTAATTGTTCTTCTGTCCAACCTTTATCTATCATAGCAAATCTAGACCATATTTGTCTTGGAGACATTTCCATCTCTATAAAATAAGTGGGACGTTTAAATAGAACCATTAGATTTTGTAATAACATTGTTTTCATAGAAGCTGGAGGAGCCTGTAAGATAACAACTTCACCTGGATAGACAGGGAAATTGCAATTATTATAGATTTCACTAAAATTAATTGGATTTAAATTTCTTTTATAAAATTCAATCATTTCTTTTTCCATCATTTCAGCATTCATTGTATTTTGTGATTTTTTAGATTTAAACAATCTGCAAGTATTTTGACAATGTTTATCCATAACTATATCATGACATCCATATCTATAGCCACTACCATCGTGACCATCATAACAATTATCAATAATTGTATCTATTTCTTTTTGTTTAAAAGGTTTGTCTGGATTGTCTACTCTTTTTCTCCAGTCATTCATTAACAATCTAACAGTATCTTCTGGATATAACCATCTCATCCAAGCAGCTAATCTTAAAGCTACCAGATGTCTACTTCCAATTACAGAACCATACAACATTCTTTGAATACATGGATAGTTCATTGGGTCTGGTTGTCTTCCTTTTGATAGGACAGGCTCCTCAGTCAGTGTGTGCGATGTTGGCTGACTTGCTCCTAATACATCAAATACTACATTACATTCTATATCATCATTAGAGACTTTTTGAGGTTTAGATGCGTATTGTTCTATTTCTCGAACAAAATCTTTATCATCTTTCTCTAATATATTTAATATGGGATCTATTTCTACTTTCCATAGATTGGATTTGCTATTTCTGGTATTTACTAGTCTAATAATTCTAGTTTTATCAGTTACAGCTGGATCAGCGTATTCAAATATACCTTTAGACGTCAACTCTTTCTTGACTTTAATATGTAAATCATCACATGGCTGCCATCTAAATGCTGATGAGTGGATACCAACATGAAATCCAGTACCACTAAAATATATTTTGTATGCTAAATTTGCATCATCTAGTATAATCATTAATCCCAATAATTTGTTTCGTGCATTTATTGGATTAGTTCCATCTACGTCTAATATAAATTCATCAGGCATATATATAGGCCCATCATACCCAGCTAATTTGCCTTTCTTTTGTACATAATTGATAACATTATTATCATAATCATATAAAGAAACAAATGTATCCCTATCTAGTCCCATCCATTCTCCAGCTCTTGATGCTTCTTGGAAATGACATCTATTAGACAATCCAAAAGCAAATTCTTTAATCATATCATTTTCCTTTCTTGTTTTTATTCTTTAAATCTATCAAAGTGTTAAAAGGCCAAGGTAATTCTTTTTTTAATCTATAAGCTCTTTCATGAAAGCTTTCTTTTCTATCTGGTTTATTAGATTTTTTAGCATTTTTACCACCATTTGATGATCTTGATTTATCTCCTAGTTTTGCCAATCCTGCCATGATTCCTCCTATTCTATTTTAGTTCCTTTAAATTTTTCAATAATCAGCTTTAGTAATGGATGTTCTTTTTCTATTATTATTCCATGATTTAACATTGCATTAGCTGATTCTGATACCCAAACACATTTACGACATCCTGGACATTTCTTATCGTTACAAGTTTCTGCTTGTATTTTAGCCTCTTCTGTTTGACAAAACCACATATTCTCTCCTTTCTTTAATTGATATAACACCTATCAACAGCTTGTCTTACACGGACTCGCCTCTCCTGATTCGGAATTGATGATAGGTGTCAGTGATCTTTATGTGATATTAGATTGGTAATCCATCACTATCGTCGCTAGTATTCTCAGTATTAGATGTAAATGGAAATGTTGCTTCTCCACTATCTTCTTCGTCTTTAACGACATATTTCTTGTAATATTTTTCAGATTGTTGTTTCCAGTAACTAATATCATCATCTGAAAACTCTTCAATCTCATTCTTAAACTCAGTTGGAGCTACAGAAGATAATATTCTACTGTATTCTCCATCTTTGTAAAAGTATACATTGATATGTTTACCAATTAAACTAGCAGGACTATCATCTATCTTAACTACACTTTCACCATTAGCACCATTAAGCACTTCAGTTATGCCAGCATTTGCAAATCGGAATAATCTGCCTATAGCAAATTCCTCTCCATTTGCGCCCTCTTTAGCATAGATTCTTAGGTTAAGTGAGTCAGGATAATCCTTGAAATAGCAATCTACGTATTTGGTACCATTATAGTCCCCATATACTGCTTTAATTATCTCCACTTGTTTCCAACCTGGAGAAAATTTAGATCCACTATTCTTTTTAATCGTTAGTGTTCGCATTCGACACCTCCTTATTTAGAGTTTGTAGACTATATGTTTTACCACTACCAGGAGATCCGATGATAAGTATTTTAGCACCTTCAAATCCTTTATTGTTAGCAGCATCAATTACCAATTGATAGTCTTGAGGTATTTGAGCATCTAGAAGTCCTGTTCGATCTTTAGCATCGTTGTACATTTCACTTCTTTCAGTTACCCAAATATATTCCCTCTTTCCACTAGGATTGATAATAGTTTTTGAGTAGAACACAAAATCAAACCATTTAGATAAGTCTTCTTTACTAGATCCATCTATATATGGTTGTATTTTAGTTGTTCCATCGTCCATTGTGCTCATTTTTGAATGAGAGGTACAGATAACTATACCTGGTATCCTAGTTATAAACTCTAAGGCTGTATCGATTTTGTTTTTCAGCCTCCCCCAATCTTGAAGCTTCATGACACCATTTTTATCACATAAACTTCTTTGGTATTTTTTACAGAGTTCTGATACTGTGTCAACTACTAATGCGTCAACTATAGTACCATTTTTTAAGGTGACTTGTTGATCTTCATGAGATACTTCTAAGTCTCCTATTTTTTGCGTGACTACTACTTTGTCTTGTTTGTATATACCACCTATAATCTTGAGAAATTGATCCCAAGTATAAGGATGTAATACAGGATAGCCAAACATTGTCTTTATTGCATCTTTAGAACCTAAAGTTTTACTTCCATGCTCTAAATCAAAATATAAAGTTTTCATACTTCCCTCCTACGTTATTGTTTGAATATAATGCCCTGTGACTTGTAGCCATATTCGTTGATCCTCTCGGACTATTTCATATAGCGTTCGTATAACTATATCCCGCTTTTAACGGCTAGATGTTAACTTGTTAATTCTCGTATGAATACACATAGATCCCTTAATTGTTAATATATTGTGCACTTAAAATTTTCATAAACAAATCATAGCTTTCTAGATAGGAAAACTCAAGGTTTAAAAAAAATTAGTTAATATATATATTAATATCTTAGTCACTATCAAAAATCAATGTTTACATCCATATAGATTCACATATTACCCCGTCGTACAGGGCATTTTATTGAATATTGGATTAGAATTTACGTAACTTATTTAAATTCACCAAGCTTTTTTTATATAAATTTTTGGCATACAATTGCATCGGTTCTCTATCAGATTAAGCTAAACTCTTGCTTTGGGTATGCCAGCCAAATTTAGGAGGAGAGGGGCTTAACCATGTCCAAGAAAAACCCCTCACTCTATATGACATGTCATTAAACTATCATTTTACTTTTATCCAAATTCATGGTTGGAAAATGAAAGTTCAATTTTTTATGATATGGTTGATTAGTAATCAATTTTCTTATAGTGTTAACTATAAAACTTCCACTCATATTAGAACAATAACTGGTAGCTTTAGCATTGCAAGGCTCTGTAGAACCTTCTTCATCACTATACCAAGTGCCTTTATATTCTCTAACTGTTGGGTTCTTTATTGTATATTGTTGATAATGTTCAGCTCCCATTCTACCATCTATTATAAATAGAGGTTTAAAGCTTGCATCATTACATACTATTCTTACAGCTTCTAACCTTGCAGACATTGAATCAAATCCTAATATAACTATATCTTTCTTTTGAAGATCAGGACTCCATAAATCATAGCTAAACTCCCCATAACATGTTGTTATATTTGTAGATAAATTAATAGATTTTAATTGCTCGGCTAATGCATATACTTTATCTTTACCTATATCTTCTTCAAGATATTGAGATACCCCTATATTTTCTACATCTACTTTATCCATATCATATAATACAAACTTTTCAGCTCCACTTCTAGCTAATTGAGTGGCTACGGAGCTCCCAATGGCTCCGCAACCAAGTATATGAAATGTATATTTATGCATACTATCTACTATATCTTTAAATCTAGTTATTATCATTGCCAATTCCCTTCTATAGTATTAATAGCTTCCATATCATCCATTTCATCATCATCTTTTGTTAAATCATACTCAACATAATCACTAGCAGTATTAATTAATATCCTATCAATAGTAGCCTTAGCCTCTTTAGTAACGGAAATAGGATTATCTTCTCCTAATTGCTCATTAATTTCATCAATTTCAGCCACATAATCATGATATACTAATGTACCATTAATTAATTTATTCATTAATTTATCAACTAAATCAAGTATTACACCATATGTCGCAGTGGGATCTAAATTATAAGTATTAGTATTAAATAAATTACTTTGATATCCTCGTCTATAATATGAATATCCTGTATTAGGATTTTTAAGCATCAAATTATTTGCATACTTAGAATTAGTTGGTATTGGGCTGGAACATTTTTCTTCAACTTCTTTCATAATAGATTTAGGAATTTTCTTTTCTCTCTTATGAATAATCTCAAGTTTTATATCTTTTGCATATACAACTGGCTTCCAATATGAAACTCTAAATATATGTCCATATGGATCTTCATTCCAGCTGACTACTAAAGAATAACTTATATTACTATCAGAAGCTTCTTCCATAGTATCTGTATCAGTTTTACTCCAAAATGCTCCCATTGTATGATGACTATGCCACCAACAGAATGTATAATCATATTTATTATATTTCTGATCAACTTTAGTATAATATACAGCTAATTCATCTTTATCTAAATCACAATTTCCACCACTAATTGTTTGTTTTAAAATTACTGGATCTATTAATTCATAATTCCCATCATTATCTTTTAATATTACACACATTCCACCAATTTCTGACTTAAATTCATTTTTAGCACAATGTGCATAGTTTAGTATTTTGTCAAATGTTTTCTCTTTAATAGAGAATATTGCATCGTCCATATTTATTCCTCCTCTAAGTTATCTGGTTCTGGATTTTCATCCATGTCTCTTTGATATGCTTCCCATTCTTCATCATGCATTTCATCATCAGGATCTGAAAGTATTTCAAAATCAGCGGACTCTTCACTATTTAATGAATAAAAAGTTGATTCTACATGATCTTGTTCGCGATCACCTTGTGGTTGATTAGCGTTAGGATTAGGGGATATAGTTGGAATCATACCCATTCTATTTTGAAGTGTTTTAATCATAGATTTATCATTATTTTCTTTAACAACATCTTTTTTGTCTTTATTATTATATACTGCCTCTTCAAGACTGAATATTAAATCTTCTAGTGCACGCCCTGACCATAAATCTTTACTTGTTTTGTGTAAATATGATAGTTCGTCTGCAAAAATCTTATCAGGATACAATATAGATTCTAATTTTATTATTTGCTTTATTTGCTTTGTTCTATCCCATGTAGATTCAGCTTTAATAATTGAATGTAAATTATCAACAGATTCATTAGAATATGCTTCATGAACAAGTTCTAATGGAGCAAATAGTATAACAGATAACTCAACCATCAATTGTTCTTGTTGATAAGTATAATCAGGATTACCATGTATACTGTAAGTTATACAATTATCTCTCAATTGACACTCAACAGAATTACAATAATCAATACGAAATTGTATATCATTCATACGAAGAAGCTTAACAAGTTCATCTTCACTACGTTTGGCTGATTCTGCATACTCAACAATAGATAAAGAATTATTACAAGTACGTGAATTTTGAATATGTCCCATAATACCATCTAATTCCTTGTTATCTTTTAACCATTTAGGCCATCCATGAAACCATCGACTAAAAGGATTTAATGGATGAGTACGAGTAACTATAAAATTAGACAACCATTCTTTTAATTTAGTATTTAATTCATTTAAATTAAAATTTATACATTTTAAAGCAATATCACTTCCCATATCTCCTACACATACATTGCGCCACCCTTGATTTGCAGTTTCCGAACAATATGCTGGATAATAAAAATTATTAAGATCAATTCTATCATTAAGCCTCGCAAATCGACTTCCTATAAAAGGATGATGTATTCCTACACCATTATTATACAAAGCTTTCATTATAAAGGCTCTTCCTTCACCAGTAAAATAAGATGGCAAAGTTTCAATGTCAAATAACATATTCTTTTTTGATGACAATACATTTAATGCTTTAACTAAATCCATTTGGATATTTAATGTTATTCTTCCTGTAGGAACTTCTCCTAAATATCTTTTAGTTGAAGACCACATATGAACATCTATATTGTTATATTCAATTATAAATCTTATTCTATAACCTTTATGTGCAATATTGTTATCTTCATCTACTTGTTCTAATATATCATAACTAATTTGAACATCATCATTAATAGATTCATAAGTTTCTTGTATTTGCTCTTTCATTAATGTAAAAATATCAAAAACTGTATCAGTATTATCTTGCCATATAGAACCTGCAGCTCTTAAACCTTGTAAAGATCCTTCTAATTCTATTACCTTAGATTCCAAATCTCTTTTCCAATAACGATTATTTTCTTTGATTCTTCTAAACAAATGACGCATACCAGAATTACTCATATTAAATCCATTATAATGATGTATTCTCTCTTTTATTTGATCATAAATACCAGGAGACCATCTAAATGTTTTAGTCACTCCTAGACTTAAATTATGATTACCATTAATATTATTTAATTGTGATAATATAGTAGCTTGTGGACCCATAATAACATTTTCTGCTATTGTTTTTAATTTTCTATTTGTTAACCCATCAAGAGTTAATACATTTACAGACATATAGTCCTCCTTTCTTTAAATTTATAGAGAGCCTCACATAACACCAATTGCTGGCTACAGTTATTGGCTCTCTATGTCTCTCCTCGATACCAAACTATTTGATTGTTATAAGCAAATCAACACTACCGCCAGTTTTATTACTACGAACAGCAGCTACAGCCATTGCTGGATCAGTTGCTTCTAATTCAAAGGTATCAGGTTGGTTAACAGTATCAACAGATATAGTTACATCAGCTCCAAGACCTTTTTCTTCTCTATATTCACCAACTGTTGATGCATGAGTTCTTGTCTCTTCAAATGATGAGCCATTAAACTCTCTAATTGTTATTGCTTCGTCTCTAGGCATATCATACCCCTTTCTTTATTGTTATTATTTACTACTATCTCCGTATTTTTTAATATACTTTAATTCTTTTGATGAAAATTTGGCTCCCCACTTTAATGCTAACTTAGCTAAATCTTTTACAGATGGTTGATCATCTGGAACATAAAATGGATCATCATATTTATCATATGTTTCCTCTTCTTCTTTACACATATTTGTTTCCTTTCATTTTAAGGGATCAGAAACTACACTTCGGGATCTCACCGAACACCACTACACCACCACTCGTGTCATAGCACGCACCCTCGTTTCTGACTGTTTTATTCCCTATGTTGTAGTTATATTGTTATTAGTGTGAAATTTATCCCAATGCTTCTTTGCAATCTTATTTAATTTACGATTTTGTTTAACTGAATAACCTAAATTATATCTCTTAACCAATTCATTTACTCTTACCTGCATATTATTAATGCTTTGAATAGTAATAACTGTGTCATTTATAGTTAATTTACCTAAATTCTTCTTAGATGTCTTAATCCAATGTAAATAAGATAATATTATTGATTTAGGTGTTCCTGTAAATACTGCAGCTCCCTCATCTAGATCAACTTTAGTATAATATCCTAATCTAGGATCATATACTGTATCAGGTTTTGCTTTTTTATTTGCCATGCTATTCCTTTCTTTCATATTTATTATTTAAAATTGAAGAGAGAGAGCGAAAGGATTCTCATTAGGGAAATATGTTCCAAAAACCTAATTAGCATTTGAAGATACTACTCTCTCTCTAAATTAACGGCCTATCAGTACGCTTATATAGAGTTACGCACTTTAACAGCTGACTGGCTTACAAATGTATATACGAAGGAGACTTTAAAGTTCTCTTCAAATAGATACTGTTCTATACCCTACTGAAATAGGCCAATAAGACAACATGATTATAGTTGGTATATAGCTTAGTTACTAACACGTAGTTCTATTGGTACACCATTTACTATGATCATACCAGAGGATAGCTCCAGGCTCAACCCTTATGCACTCTCTTGATGTCTTAATATATCAATTGACAAAGGCCCGACTACTTATCTAGTATTTCATCGTTTCCATAGCACTTATATTATAGTGGTCTGTCAACATTACCACTTACTATTAATGACGAATAAGAGCGCTTTCCACACTCATCAGTCCCAACATTGCATAGTTACCTATAAATTGAGCAAGTGATGTTTACACATTTTTCTCAATACAATGTTTAATCTTACCTATTCTACTATAATTGTGCACAACAATAGACTCATTAATTTAACTAAATATTAATTGATACAGTCCATACCATATAAATACTGAAACTGTTATCATTATACCATATACTATTATATTATACCAATTTATCATGACTCTTTACCTTCTTTCTTATCCTTCAATTTAGAATGATGATTACAATTTGGTACAAACTTCATTAAAGATTTTATCTTCTTTTTAACATAACCCTCAAATGTATTATGACACTCATTACACATAAATAATGCTGTTTTCATGAACCCTCCTGTTTGGTATAAGTTTATACTATATATAGATACAGGCATGTGTGTGTGTGTAATAAGGAGGAGACAGTTCTCTACACTAATAGTTATCAACACATGCCAATATCTTTAAATACTTACGGTTCTCTACATATCTGTCTCTATATTAATGAACAATAATACTATTACATTATAAATTAGGGAGAATCAGTGTATTAATTAATTCTCCCAAGTTTATTTCTAATAATTACTATTACCTGATAAGTAACACAACCTTGTAAGTTGTCTAGCTTCTCTCATAGGAAATGCTCTACCTAACTCACGTGTTACATCCCATATCATATTACGAAGATCATCAAGTCCTTTCTTCTTCATTGACTTCTTCATTGTAGGATGTAGTTTAATGTATTGTCTCTGAGTAGTAAATACTTCCATCAACGTATCTATATCTTCATCAGCTACTAACTCTTGCACATCATCTATAGTATAGACTCTGTCATCTTTAGTAATCTTAGGATCTACTCCTTGAGTTCTTACAGGCTTACTCTCATGTATGATACCTTTACCATCATGAGTACTATTGTCTTCTAGTTCCATTGGAACCTCCTTAAAAGTGAATAAATATAATCACAAATACAAATTAATCAAAATCAAAAATAACTAAATCACGATAGTGAAAAACCCCTGATAAGGGGCGGGGTCATATAATAACCCCAAGCACTAAAATGCTACAATTTTTAAAAGTTGCTTTGCAAAGTAACCTTTTTGTATATTAAGGTACCTAAAAAAGGGGGGATTAGATATGAGTCAAGGTAATAAGCCTAAACTTACGAATAAACAAGTAGAGTATCATTTAAACAATTTATATGGTGCTGTTAAGACTGAAAGTGATACATTAACTACTATAATGAAAGTACTTACTGATTATATCTCTTTTTCAAATGATACGGTAGGATTTCAAACATTTTTAAAAGAAAAATATAAAAAAGTGGAAGAGAAAAAGACTGATGAAATAAAAAAAGATAATAAATAGTTGCTTTTTAATGATAATAAGTACTAAACTATAGCAAACTATTTGGAAGGGTTAGAATGGAAGATGATAAAGATATAGTAAAATATATACTAACTATTGAGTTTGACCCTGATACTGATAAGGTAGAGAGCATGAAGGAAGAAATTGTTGAGGTTCCTTCTAAATGTCTCATTTTTAAAGGTAATACCGCTGTGTTAGATTCTATGGATGATGAATCAATATCTAGAATTACTACGTTTGAGATTGCTGAAACATAAAATTAATTTGACCCTTCGGGCCAAGTAACCAGCATAACATAAAGGATATTATGGCTAATAAACTAACTAAAGCAGAAGAAAAAACTGCTGCAAGAACGTATATTGCTACTCAGCTTGAAAGAAATAGATTCGCAAGCTCTATATTAAAACAGAATGAAAGATTAAAAGAGCAGAATCAACAGCTTATGGAGACTATGATTACAATACATAATGCCAGACAAAAGGGTTCCTAATGTCTGCATTATCGGGGATAGATCCTGCTGAGTTAGGTAGTTATATTACATGGTTAAAACAAAATGAGAGTTTTGAACCATTTGCTTATACTGATGCAGCAGGGGTAGAGACAATAGGTTATGGTACTACCAATGATGTGTTTATTAATAATTTATCTGCAAAAGAAGCGTTGTCTGGTATATCTGAATCTACAGCAGATTCTTTATTAAGAGAAGATCTTGATGCAATGTATAGTACGCTTAGTAATAGAATGGTTAATTTGGGGAAAGATTCTTTATTTGCAACTATTCCAGATAGAGATAAATTGATGATGTTGGATTATGAGTATAATGTAGGAAGTATAAATAAATACCCTAAGATGAGAGATGCTATACTTACTGGAAATTGGGGGGTTGTAGATAATGAATATGAAAGAAGTTATTTAAATGCTACTACAGGTAATTGGATGCCTTTAGCTAAACGAAATACAATGACATTTGATTATTTTATACAAGATAGACTTACTCCATGAGATCTTATAGAGTAAATGGTATAAATCATTATGTGTATGAACCTGATGATGTTTTGCCTAGCTCTATTAAGATTGTTGATTGGAGAAAAGCATCAGTGGGAGATTGGGTAAAAGCAGATGATGAATGTTATATACAGATTTTACGTAAAGGAAAGATGATCGTACCGAAAGGATGTAAGAAGACTAGGGAATATGTTGGCACGTGCACTGGAACTTTTCCAGTATCCTCCAAGGTGAAACTCGACACTTCACGCAGAGTCAACATTTACTCCTTTGGAGGGAGTAAGAACTCTGCAGACGTTCTGCTAGATCGGACGGTACTGAGTAAGTGCGAACATCTCTTCGTAATATATCTTGTCTCTGGACTACCTCCACAACAAGCTTATATTAAAGCATTTCCTACAAGTAACCCAGGATATGCTAAGCAGAAGTCTACGCAATTGATAAAAACTAAAAGGGTGATGACAGCTATGAAAGAAGAATTAAAACCAGTATTAGAAGAATTAGGTATAAATGAAAATAGTATTTTAAAGAATATACAAACTATTGCTATGTCATCTGAAAAAGATGAGACTAGATTAAAAGCATTATTTAAATTATCTGATATTATGGATTTGGAGGACAAGAGCAGAACTACAGTTACTCAAGTATCTGGAGCTTTATTTCAAGGATTTCAAGATAAAGAATTACTAAAAGCTGAAAGGCCAAAAACAATAGAGGAATAATATGGATATAACTTTAGAAGATTATAGAAGGGCTTTAGGACAGAAACAGAATGTGGATGTATTAGATTATATACGAGGAAGAATTTCTCAACTTGAAGCTATTGAGATGGCAAAAAGAATGCAAGAACATAAAGAAGAATTTGATTTATATCGTGGGGTTACAGAAATATCTCAAGAAGAATCTGATAGAGCTGTGACAGATTATCAAGATATGTTGATACAAAAAGCCTTAGAAGGCGGGGATATGGGGAATAGACCTCCTATAAATCCTACTCTTTTAGAAATGCTATTTAAAGGATATTTTAAACCTGTACCTGGATATGGCGGCCCTAGAGGAGGGGGATATGCAGATGTGGAGGTAGAAGTATTAGACACAATTGTGGATGAATTTGGAAACAGAAGAATTAAACCCTCTCCTGATCCATCTGATATTGTTGCTCCCGAAGGTTCAGGAACTTTAGAAAGATATCCACTACCAGATCCATTTGAAGAATTACCAGGATTCTAGGTGCCGTTAAGTAAAGAATATCAAGATTATTGGAATTGGTTAAAATATTCTGGAGCTAGTAGCGAAGGACGTATACCAACTTTTGAAGGATTTGAGGGAGATGTCACAGAAGAATTAGATTTTCTTAAAACTTTACCAGAATCATTATCTGCTATGTCAGAGGAAGAGGTTGCTGAATGGGCTAAAACCAGTGAATCTGTATCTAGACAATTAGCAGCATTACTTGAATTTCATGCCCCAGAACTAGATAAAATTTTATCTCAGATTATGCCAGAAAAAGGCGCAATAGATAAGGCTATAGAAGAAGAAGAAGCTGGTTGGAGTGAAGAAGAAAAATTATTTGCAAGACGGACCAACAGAAAGGAGTTGGACAGAATCAAATCAGAGATTGGAATTGATCCAAGACATTACGAACAATTTAAAGAAACTCCTTTTACTGATGTGTTATTGCCAAAATTACAAGCTGGTAATATGTTTATAAGAGCTGTTCCTCCAGGATTTGAAGCAGGATCAGGCAAATGGGAAGTAGGAACAGAAAACTGGGCTGGAAAATCAATAGGACAGTACGGTTATGGTTTGGGGGGAAGTCTTGTTGATACTGCGTATGCTGCTTTACCTTTACCAACTCCTGATTCCACAAGCCAGACCTATAGGTGGGCTGCTGATCCTATTGAAATACTTACTCATGAGATATTTGGACACGGAACTGGATCTCTTCATATGTCTAGTCTAGAAGACCAGAGTCATGATGCTTATGGTAAATTGTTTGAATTGTCTAAAGGCAGTAATTGGGAAAAAGGTGTAAGTGGAGACAGAATAAGAGATTGGGCTGATTGGTATGGTAATCAACAAGAAACTAGGTTTTCTGATGAATATGTAGAATTTTATAGATTTTTATATGATAATGAGTTATTAAAAGATTACGAATTTATTATGAATCAATTACTACCAGAAGAATATGGAGATTGGAGTATTCATGAACAAATGGATAAATGGTATGGTAGCCCGTATGCTAAAACACTTCAGGCACATACAGCGCTAAGTGATGACTATTTTAACTTGGATTATCCTTTGGAATTTGAGGATTTAAAAGCCGAGTTGAGAAAAGAAGCTGAATTTCATGGGCAATCTGAATCTGGGATTCCTTTAGGCCCAAGAGATTTTTTTGGTAGATATGTTATGCATGGACCAGAGTTGCCTTGGGAACCTACAGCTAGAGTACAAGAAATTTATGATGAGTATAACGAATAATGGCTAATATAAATACACAGAATGTATCAAAGGCCGAAGAAACATTAGAACTTGCCAAACATGATATGATTGCATTTGGTAAGTTATTTCTGCCTGATGATTTTATGAGAAGTGAAACTCCATTTTTTCATTATGAAGTAGCAGATTTGATTTCAGATACAAAAGTAAAACAAATGGCTGTTATTTTACCTAGAGGTCATGGTAAGACAGTTTTAACTAAATGTAATATATTACAAGATTTCTTATTTACAAAGGAACCTTTGTTTTACGGTTGGGTTGCTGCATCGTCTAAGATTAGTGTACCGAATTTAGATTACATAAAATATCATTTGGAATATAATGATAAAGTGTCGTATTATTTCGGTAGTTTAAAAGGGAAAAAATGGACTGAAGATGATATCGAACTTAAAAATGGCTGTAAACTCATTAGTAAATCAAACCTATCAGGTATTAGAGGCGGAGCGAAATTACATAAACGGTACGACCTCATTGTTCTGGACGATTTTGAAGATGAAAATAATACCGTTACACCAGAGTCTCGTGCTAAAATCTCTAATCTTGTTACGGCTGTTGTATTTCCTGCTTTGGAACCTGGTACTGGTAGGCTTCGTATCAATGGGACTCCTGTTCATTTTGATTCCTTTATTAACAATATCCTTATTGGATATAATAAAGCTAAAAGCAAAGGGATGGATAAAGAATTTAGCTGGAAAGTAGTAACTTATAAAGCTTTGCAGGATGATGGTACACCTTTGTGGCCTTCATGGTTTGGTCAAAAGGAAATGGAGAGAAAGAAAAAGTTTTATTCTGATTCAGGTCAGCCACAGAAATTCTATCAGGAATATATGATGGAAGTACAAAGTGAAACTGATTCTATTTTTACAAGAGATCATGTAAAGCATTGGGAGGGAAGATATAAATATGATGAAGAAACTGAGATCTCGTATGTTGTCTTGGATACTGGAGATGTTAAGCCAGTCAACATTTTTGCTGGGGTTGACCCTGCTACCGATAGTACTCGTAGGGATAGTGATTTCTCTGTTATTGTTATGTGTGGTGTTTGTGCTGATAATAATATCTATGTTTTGGAGTATTTACGAATGCGTAGTCTGCCAGTTCTTGGTATCCCAGGAGATGATAAAAAGGGAATAGTAGATTATATGTTTGATTATAATAATAGATTTAGGCCCAGTTTATTTACTGTAGAAGACACTACAATGAGTAGGCCAATATTTCAAGCATTGACTGCTGAAATGAGAAGAAGAAATGATTTTACTGTTAAGTTTTGTGCTGAAAAGCCAGGAAACAGAATGAGCAAGAGAGATAGGATACAGGAAATATTAGCACAAAGATTTTCAATAGGGGGGATATTTGTAAAGAAAGAGATGTATGATTTACAAAGAGAGATATATACTTTTGGTCCTAGAATGGGACATGATGATACAATAGATGCTTTAGCATATGCGTGTAAGTATGCATATCCATTGCAATCTGTTAAACAAGATAAAAAGGGTAATATTTATAAACACAGACCTACAGCTAAAAGTTGGGTAGTTGCATAGATATTATTACATTAAAAGATTTAGGTAAAATAAAAAAATCTAAAGACAAAGAAACTAACGAAGCTAAAAAAGGAGAAAATAATGGCTTACGGAAAAATAACTAATGCTTCTAAACAGAAGTTTGGTTCTACAAGAGCACCAAGAGGAGCTCACAGAGTTGGACCAGGTAGTGATGTTCAACCTACTATAAAAAGAACTGATGATCCAGGAGATCAA